GCGCACGGACGTTGGCCCGACACATCGGCGAGGCTGTTGAGACCAGCGTAAGGAGGAACTCAACAGTGCGCGTGGCACACGAAGACTGGTGGCTGAGCAGTACAGCAGCACTGGAACGCCTTGCTCCGAACAACTACAAGGTGACGGCCTATTACCTGCCGGATGAAGAGGGAGGCCCGACGGACGTGTACCTCTACCAGGGCGACCGCTATATAGATAAGGTGGAAAGGGTGGAGACCTTCAACCGCGTGATGGCCGAACAGACGGACGAAGACGTGGTGAAGTTCATCGAACAGCAGAAGAAGGTGGCCGGGTTCAGGAAATACGTAACCGACAACGCCATCCAGCGCGTGGGCGTGATGAAGACAAAGGTAGAGCTGACGGTGGAAGACGAGGAGGACTTGGAAGTGGCCACACCACAGGCAGAGGAAGAGGTACCGTTGCCCCCGATAATGGCAACAGACTGGAGCAGGGCCGGCGTGGATGCCACATAACGACAAACTAACGATAATCGAACGATAATCGAACGACATTAAAACAGCATTAGGAAATGACACAAGACACCAAACAGCGGATATTGGCAGCCGTGGCCGCCAACCGCACCAACTACCCCAGCGACGCCAAGCACGCCGCAAGCCTGGGAATAAGCACGAGCGTGTACAGCGCACTGAAGAACGGCCAGACCGACAAGACGCTGAGCGACGCCAACTGGATATCGATAGCCCGCCGACTGGGCGTGGAGCTGCGCGCCAGCATCGAGTGGAAGGCTGCACGCACGCCTGTATACCAGTTCGTGATGGCACAATTGGAATTCTACCAGCAGAGCGGCACGAGCGGCATATTGTGCGACATGCCCAACATCGGCAAGACGTTCACCGCACGCCTGTATGTGCAGACACACGCCAACGCGGTGTACATAGACTGCTCGCAGGTGAAGACCAAGCTTAAGCTGGTGCGCAAGATTGCAGCAGAGTTCGGCGTGAACGCCCGCGGACGGTATGCCGACGTGTACGACGACCTTGTGTATTACCTGCGCTCCATCGAACAGCCCCTCATCATCCTAGACGAGGCGGGCGACCTACAATACGAGGCGTTCTTGGAATTGAAGGCTTTATGGAACGCCACCGAACGCGCCTGCGCCTGGTACATGATGGGTGCCGACGGGTTGAAGGAGAAGATAAACCGCTCCATCGAGTGCAAGAAGGTGGGCTACACCGAGATGTTGAGCCGATATGGCGACCGATATTCGAAGGTTACGCCAGACGACGGCCGCGAGCGCGACGCCTTCCTTGCCGAACAGGCCCGCATCGTGGCCAAGGTGAACGCTCCAAGTGGCACGGACATCGCCGCTATCGTACGCCGCACGGGCGGAGGGCTGCGGCGCGTTTACACAGAGATAGAGAAACTTAAACGAGCAAACTGATGGCCAGGACAAGAGCGTACACACCGCGTGAAGTTGGTGAGAAACGATACAAGACCCTGCCGTGGGATGGCGAGTGGCAACGCGTGTTCGGTCGGCCTGCACTAAACGAGCTGTGGTTCATCAGCGGCGCATCGGCCCAGGGCAAGAGCTCATTCGTTATGCAGCTAGCTAAGAAGCTGTGCGAATACGGCCGCGTGCTGTATGTGAGCGGCGAGGAGGGCATACGCCCGTCATTCCAGCGTCGCCTGCAACTTTTCCACATGGAAGAGGTGAACAGCCGGCTGCTCATTGTGGAAGACACCGACCTTGACAAACTAACGGCACGGTTAGCCAAGCACAAGAGCCCGCGTTTCGTTATCGTGGACAGCTTTCAAGTGGCAAAATGGACATACGCCGAGGCAATGGAGTTGCGCCGCCGCTTTCCTCAGAAAACCTTCATCTACATCTCGCAAGAGCATAAGAGTGCGCCGATGGGCATACATGCGGTGAGCCTCCGTTACATAGCCGGCGTTAAGGTGCGCGTTTCGGGCTTCGTTGCGCTCTGTATGGGCCGCGAGAACGAGCATCACGGGCAAGGCTTCGTGGTGTGGGAAGAGGGGGCGGTGAGGTATGGGAACAGCAGTATGAAACAGACATAACAGGTTATTAGGATTTGTATTTTAGCAATATCCCGGTTCGTGAGAATAGGGATATTTTCAAACTGATTTCAACAACATTAAAATAAAGAATATGAATAACAAGCGAATTTACATCAGCGGTGCCATAGCGCACCACGACATCGACGAGCGCAAGGCTGCATTCGCAGCAGCTGCGGAGCGTCTGAAAAGTGAGGGCTATACGCCCGTGAACCCATTCGACAACGGACTGCCCCAGAGCGAAGATTGGCGACGCCACATGCGCGTGGATATCGGCATGTTGCTGCAATGCGGTAAGATCTACATGCTGCGCGGATGGGAGTTGAGCAAGGGAGCGAAGCTGGAGCTTGACGTGGCCAGCAGCTGCGGAATAGAGGTTTTATTCGAAACGCATGTGCCATGATACGCGGAAAATGGGGAAAGATGACGCTCACGGACGAGGAGCGGGTATGGATGGAAGAGCATTTCGCCCATACGAAGAACGAAGAGGTGGCATGTCGCCTTGGGGTGTCGCTGCGTACAGCAGTGCGTCTGGCGCGCGAGATGGGTTTGGAGAAAAGCGTGGAGTTCGTTCGTGCGATGCAGGCCAATGCCGTTAAGCACGCCGTACGAGCCAACCGTGGACAGGGTAATGCAGGCAAGGCCAATCTGCTGAAATACGGTAAGGCCTACCAGTTTAAGCCTGGCATAGGAAATAAAGACCGACTGTCGGCGGAAGCTTTCTCCGAAATGTACCAGCGGAGTGCAGAGACACGCAAGCGCACGGTGATGGCCGAACGTCGGCGGGTGGCCTTTGGGCTCGAACAAAAGACCGCACTGCGCGTGGTGAAAGCCCCAAAAGAGAAAATATGTCTGCGCAACAGGCTTCGCAAGCATGGCTATGTGGTGCCCCGCGCATCGTCGGATGCAACGATAACCGCCGACACGCGTCGCTCGGCAACGTTGGAGCAGCGGGCAGAGAAGATGGGAATTAGGTTTTATCTAACAGAGAAACAGAATGATACACAAGGGAGATAAATTCATGGTGCACTGGGTTGGCCACGAGTCGGGCTATGTTGACAGGATCTACGAGGTTGTCGGAATAATTGACGATTGCCACTGTCCACGCCCGTCGTGGCTAACGGGACAACCCGAAACACCCAGGACTGCACACTGTCACATCTCGGCACGCTTGGTGCGCTCTCCTCTGAAATGGCATGATGATGGGCTGCATTGGTTCAACGACATCGACCCGCAGACGCTCCATAGCATAACCAGTCCCGACTTTTGGCTGGAGATTGTCCGGCAGCCGGGAGACCAGTTAAGTTTATTCTAAAAATCAAGACAATGAAGAAGATAATCGAAACAATAATGGCGTGGATGCAAGTATGGCACGAACGCCGCGCACAAGCAATTGAGACACGATGGGTGAAACGGCTCGACCACGAGGCACGACAACGCTTGCAGCTGATGGAACACAATGGGGCTACATACATCTCGATGGACGGCATGCCGCTATTGGAGGCGTCCGACCTGACTAAAAGTCTTACCACCAGCCTTGCACGGGCACGATTGAACTATACCGAATTTAGGGAAGAACAGATGTGGGCTAAGAGACAGATGCATTAAATAACCATAAAAGCAAGAACCATGCCCCCCGAATACAATTACCGCCACTTCTACGCGCTGCTGGCCCGAATGCCCTACGCCGACAAGCAGACGCTGGTATATCAGTACACCAAGGGCCGTACCGACCACCTCGGACAGATGCACCCCGAGGAATACCGTATGATGCTGCGCGACATGAAACGCGTTGTAGACGATGACGAAGCGTCGCGCGAGCTGAAAAAGCGGCGCAGCTCGGTGCTCAAGCTGATGCAACAGCTTGGTGTGGACACCACCCAATGGCCCTGCGTGGACGCCTTCTGTCTGCATCCGCGCATCATGGGCAAGCGCTTTTGCCGCATTTCGGTCGACGAGCTCGAAGACCTGGCCGTAAAGCTGCGCGCCATCAAGCGCAAGGGCGGGCTGAAAGACGAGAGTCCAAATGCGGCACAACCAACACTGAAAGTGAAGTACAACTTTATGATTAACAACAAAAACGACAAGAACAATGAAAAAGGAAATGCTTGAGGGCTTATCGCCCGAGGAAAAAAAAGAATTGCTGGCCACGCTGCAGAACGAGGCCAATGAGGAGAAAAACAACCGCCGACAGGCATACGAAGAGTTGCGCGAGAAGTTTGCGCAAGACGTGCAGGCACGGTTGAATGACGTGGTGACGGCCGTGAGCGGCTTTCGTGAATGGCTGGAAAGCGAAAGCCGCGCCTTCCGCGACGTGATGGCCGAGTACGGTCAGCTGCGCAGCGAGAGCCAGGGCGGTTTCACGATGACGGTGGGCGAGTTCCGCCTGACGGTGGCCGCCAACAAGGTAAAGGGGTTTGACGAGCGCGCCGACATGGCGGCCGAACGGCTGGTGGACTACCTGAAACGCTATGTGCAGCAGACCGAGAAGGGAACGGACGACCCGATGTACCAACTGGCCATGACGCTGCTGGAACGAAACAAGAGCGGCGATCTGGACTATAAGAGCATCTCAAAGCTGTACGACTTGGAGAGTAGGTTCGACCAAGAGTATGCCGAGATTATGCAGCTCTTCAAAGAAAGTAACGTTGTGCAACGCAACGCGCAAAACTTCTACTTCCACCGGCGTGACGATGTTGGAGTTTGGCGCAAAGTGGAGCCCAGTTTTTGCAGAATGTAACTGCATTGTAACCTGAATGTAAAAAAGTCCCCGCAACGCTTGTTGTTACGGGGACTTTTCATTAATTTTGCATATTATTGTTAACGCACACAACGGTTATGTCAAGAGGGAGAAACAAGGAACTTATAAACGAGCGGGACCGTAAGCTCTTCGAGCGGTTCTACTATTGGAGCGAAGTTAAAAGGCTTCGCTTTGACGACACCATACGCAAGCTCTCGACCGAAGAGTTCTTCCTAGCCGAGGCCACCACGCTGCGCATCGTGCGGCGCATGCTGATGGATGGGGCCACGGTAGACGGGAAGGCCGTGGAGAAGAGTCGGCATCAGGGGTTCAGGTCTTCAGCCGCACGGAGAGAGTCGTGCGCGCAATTGTCCCTGTTTCCCGAGTAACCTCCGAGAGGGCACAGGTGTAAGTTTCCTCGTAAACCTTGATGCCGTGGTTGAATGTAAAGAACCGCGAGCGCGTGCGAATCAGCGCGCCCTCGCTTGACGGCCGAAAGCCCTGCAACAGCGCGTGCAGGGCTTTTCTTTTTTCCTCGCGCTGCATGATGCGGTCTGTTGTCTGGCTGCCTGCGTGGGTGTCATCATAACAATCCAATATGAGGCGAACGCGCACCTCACAGGTTCCGCGCTGTGCGATGTCACCCGTGTCTGTCCATTCCGTACCGGGCAGGTCGATGAGGATGGCGGGAAATGTCAGTGGATACATGTCCAGCTGTTCATTGTCCAGTGCCTCCAACTGTCCGTAGTCTTCGTCAACTGTTCGTGCCCACGGCAATTCGCGGGCAATGTGGGCGATGGTGTTAGCGAGTATCGATTCCATTTCCAATCTCCATTAATGTGTTTAGTATCATTTTCTGTATTTTAACGTTGAGTTCGTGGCTCGGGCCGATGAACTGACGGCGCGGGATGTGTATGGCCGTCTTGCGCGTTAGGGCCAACGCACGCCACGCCTGCGCCATCGGCGGCAGCTCTTTCGGCATTTTCTCACCCTTCTTCACTTTAGCAAGAGAATACGCCATGTGCCAGGCATAGCGGCGCATTTTGGGTGTTATGCCGATGTTTCCACCCTCATTGTGGATGGCGGCATAGGGCCGTGGGTTGGTAACCATCACCGCGCCGGGCATGGCCACGGCATCTATGCCGCGCATCAGGTTGGCGGGGGGTGAGGTCAATGGGTTT